GCCGATGTAATCGTAGACCAGCCCTTCCCCGTAGTCGTCCGCCATCGACGGCGGGGACGCAAAGGGAATCCACGGGCAGGCATCCAGCGGATAACTGGCATAGGTGTCCGGGACGGTGATGCCCTCAACCTCCTGCACCACCTCCCAGGTCTTGCCGTCCACGCCTCGCTTGATCCATGTGTACAGATTCACGTCGTCGTTTTTGGACGCCGCATCGCGCCTGTCCGCCAGTGTCTGTACCACCATCTGGCGGATACCCTCCGGCAACAGGGCCGGGGCGATCCTGTCCAGGGTGATGATTTCCAGCAGGTTGCCCAGTCCGTCCCGATCAACGACATAATTGACCAGCGGGTACAGCTTGGGCCGCCCCTCATCCGGGTCGTACAGCAGGAAGTTGCCGCTGACAATCGCGTGCTTGGCCGCTTCGGACAGCACCGGACGGATGCCGCTGGTTTCAAGATCGTTGATGACCAACCGCTCCACTTCAACCAGCGCGGCCTCAAGGTCGGAACGTTCCACCCCCGCCTGATCGGCGATGGCCTCGGCCACGGCGTGATCGGGCGAGAGTTTGAACACCCCCGCATTGGGCGGAAGCCAGGTCAGGACGATCTTCGAGGCCAGCGCATTGACGCATTTGGGGCCGGTGTCAATATAGGCCGAACCGGGGGCGCGGGAGTTGGCGTTCTCCTCGATCCACAAGCGGGGTAAGGTCTGTTTGGCGCAACGCCTGGCCCGACTTTCTGCCTGTGTGCGGTGGCCTTTCAGTTCGGCATAGCGTTTCGCGGCGGTCGGCTGTTCCCCGGCGGCGTGCATGATGTCAGCCACGGGGGATGGTCAAGCCTTGAAAGGCGCTGGCGATGTTCAAATCCAGCCTCACTTTGGACTTGCGCCGCTTGGCAGCCGTCTGACCGCCCGGCGCGATGTCGGCGCTGGTCAACACAATCGGGTCGGGAAGTTTTTCTTCCTGCACGATTGCGGGCGCTTTGGGTTTACTGCACATCGGGACCTCTCTTGGCGTCTTGCTGTTCAACCAATCTCAACTCTTTCAACCAATTGACCAGACGGCGCTCACCTTGCTTCAGCAAAAACGCTTCAAAATGGGCTTGGGGGTCATAAATGACTTCCGGAAACAATTCATCCAGGCGGTCAATCAGATCGTAGGAATGGAGGGGAATGTTCATCAGGCGTCCTTGAGCGGAAAGCGGGCGCTCCCCTCTGTGCTCGGCCTTTTCGACAGTCCTTCCTCAAAAGCCGTCGCAACCGTTTCAGCTTTAATGTTTTTGACTGGTCTTGACATGTTCTTTTCCTCAATTGCCAGGGGTGTCCACAACCGGACACGTTGGTCTTTAAGTGAGTAATCGCCGTGGCGCAAAATGCGCGCCAGACGTGCTTGCAACACGGCATCATCTACCGTGAGCGATTCCATGCCACCCCGTGGCATGCGTGTGGTATAGGTATCCACGACACACTTCCATAATGCGTCCAGGTGCTGCCTGACGCTGGACGTGCGGTGCTGCTCGTGGATGGGTAACAGCAACTCGTCCGCTTTGACAGGGCCGATACCGGGAAAACCAGGGTAGTTGTCCACGACATCTCCGGTCAGTACCTGCTTCATCCAGTACAAATCCGCATCATGTGCGGAAATCTCCCGCACACCCTCATCAGACCGGTGCGGCATATACAGACGGATTCCGGGAAGGGTTTGCATGTCCTTGTCAATGGACACGACAATCCGGTTGTCCGGTATCCATTTCGGACGGGGATGTGTTGCCAACAATCCCAAAACGTCGTCCCCTTCCAGATGTGTGATCTCGATGATCCGGTCAGCAAATTCGCTGTAAATGAAGGCATCCAGTACATACCACAAAGCAGGTTTGGGTTTGTCCTTGCGGTTTTCCTTGTAGGCCGGGTATAACGTCTTGCGAAAGTTTCCATGCGGGCAGGACAGGGCCAACACGTAGCTGTGCGCGTCAAACTGCTCAACCAGTCCGTTCAGGTAATCCTCAAGCCCCGCCTTGGCGCGTTCTGCCTGTGTGGCTTCGGACGTATTCCCGTCTCCATCCCAATCAACAGACGTGGTGTTGGCGTAGGCCAGTTGGTATCGCAGAACATCTGTATCAATCAGTAAGACAGGGCCGTGGCGGTTGTAAATGCGACTCACGGTGTATCTCCATGCAACAACCGCAGGGCCGCTGCCTTGTCTGCATTGCAGCGTGTGACCGCATCCTCGGCGTGTCCGGCAAAGGCGATCAGGTCATAGGCCGTTGACGTGGCATCGTCCAGAAGCACCGCCAGCGAACCATGTCTGCCCTCGATGTAACACGGTTGCAGGAACGGGTCAATCAGCGCGGGCGGCTTCGCGCACGCCAGCAGGCAAAGGCTGGCGCAACCACTCGCCATCAGGTGAATCTTCACGGGACAATGCCTCCAATCGTTTCAGGGAGTCCAGCCGTGCCTGACGCAGTGCCCGTTCAAACTCGGCACGGCGGACAAGCTCGCCGGACAGGGATGTCAGGGCGCGCTGTGTGTGTTCAAGCTCTGTTACACGCAGACTCATGCGATGGTAATTCCACGCGGCGATGCTGGCGCTGGTGAGCGTCACCAACAGCAGCAACCCCAGCACGGGGTGAAAGGTCAATCTGGGCATGTCTCTCTCCGGTTAATGGGTGTCAGACCAGTTCAGGCCGATCTTGTATTCACCGTCCAGCGGACAGCGGAATTTGAAGTGCTCCCCGGCCTGGCGGATGGCCTGAACACATATCTCGCCCACAACCGCCGCGTCCGTCTCGCATGCTTCGATCTGAAATTCATCGTGAATGTTGGCAACAAATTCATAATCAATTCCAGGCGTTCCGCACTCGGCCTGCAAGCGCTGATCGGCCATGACCAGAGCCTGCTTCATGACCAGCGCTCCGGCAGATTGCAACAGGGTATTCAGGGCTGCATGCTGGCTGCGGATGTGCAGCTTGCGTCCGTCCAACCCGCGCAACCAGCCTCGTTCCTGCGCCTTCTTCTGGACTGCCGCAAGCAGTTTTCCCAATGCGGGGATTTCTGCCAGGAACTGCTTGCGCAACCTGGCCCCGACCTGTGCCCCCTTACCGATGATCGATCCCAATTTGACATTTCCAGCCCCATACAGGAATGCGTAAATAAAGGTTTTGGCGTGATCCCGTGTCGGCAATCCCGCCGCTTCCTGATTCACGCTGTGAATGTCGCCTTCCAGAATGACCTTGGCATATGCCCCGTCATCGTAACGGGCCATATAGTGCGCCAGGCAGCGAAGCTCAAGACCGGAGGCATCCACACCAACCAGTACCTTCCCCTTTGGCACACAAAACAACGCCCGGCACTCGGCCCCATACGGACTCCCCACACGGGGGACCTGGGCCATGTTGGGCTTTGAATGCGTCATGCGTCCGGTCACGGCAGCGTTCTGGCGCACGCTGCCATGGATACGCCCATCATCTGCCACGCTGTTCAGCCATGCTTCCTTGCCTTCGGAGAGTTGTCCAAGCCGTTTGTTGACGGTGAAAAATTCCAGCAGGTCAGGGATGATCGGGTAATCCAGTTGCGAGAGGACCTCTTCATCCACTTTGGGCTTTCCGTTGTCTGTCTTTTCCTGGGGCTCCCACCCATATAACGCAGTCAATCGGTTGGCAATGTGATCCCGGCTGGCCGGATTGAATGTCACCTCCCGGTACGTGGTGACTTCGACGCCTTTCCGGTATCCCCGGCGCGCGTCGTCGCGCTTGGGAACAAAGGTGCGCTTGACTTCCTGCCATGGTGCAATCTGCGCGGTCAGTGTCGTCTGCAATTCAGCCCGTCGATGAATCAATTGCCGCTCCAATGCCAGCGCTTTGTCCAGATCAAACAAAAACCCCTGTGTGTGCTGGCGGGCGAGTATGGGGGCAACCGCATGCTCAAGCGCGATGGATTCCGGCGAAAGCTGCTTGCCCACCAGAAGCTGATACAACTTCCGCGTTATAGTGACATCCTGCCTGCAATAATCGTCCATGTCCTGATTCCATTCCTTCCACGGATCAATTTCTTTGGCCTTGCACTGCGCCGCATAATCCCCCTTCCAGCAGTACAGACGGTATCCCCACGCTTCCAACGAGTGACGGCCAATGAGATTGCCGGGCAATGCGGATTTCTTTCCTTTCTTGTGACGGACCGTAAAATCAAACTCGGCCATGTCTGGAAACGCCAGCGTGGCCATGAGGAGGGTGTCCCGAAAATCCTTGACCTTGAATCCGGGGTAAACCTTTTGCAAGGCCGGGATATCAAAAGCGGCAATGTTATGACCGATCACGCAGTCCGCGTCTGTCAATTCAGCAAGGGCATCCTGTATGGAGTAATCACACCTCCCGGACGCATTGCACGAAAAGATATCGCCCTTCGGGGTGCCGTCCTCATGCACCCACTGCAACGAGATGCAGTGGATCGTGTCCAACGTATCCAGCAGACCGTTGGTTTCAATGTCGAAGATGACCGGCATCTCAACCTCCGGCATAATCAAAGGGTTGGACTGGGAGTGCTGCAACCCGGCGTCTTGCACACCTTGACCAGTCTGGCGGTGTTTCCCTGAAATCAGATGGGTGAACGCCTTGTGGTCTGTGCGCGTCAAACTCACTGAACTCGTCTTCAAATGCATCCTCCTGTTCAATCGTTTGCGCGGGGTGCAAGGCGTATCCATAATCCTCAATGTAGTGCCGGATACGGCGCAAGGTGCGTTCAGTCCCGTTATTGTTCTGAATGTGCAGCAGTTTTTCACAGGCATCCGTCGGCGCTGACGGTTCACAAGAGGTGCGCAGTATGCCTTCATCGTCTATCCATGCCACCAGTTGTGAGCATCGAAAATCAAAACGCTCAAGGTGCTCGCAAGGCGTGCCGTACACAAACCCGACCAGGTTGATGATGTAACCCCCCGTACGCCAGAACTCACAACACCTGTGAGTTCCCTTTATTTTGACATATCCGTATGTCTTGTCCATTGCGTCCACGATGGCCTGATAATCTTCCTCACACCTGAAAAAGCAATCAATGTCCTTGATTGGGGTTTTATCATAGTAAGCGCGTAAACAGCCGCCTCCAAGAATAATGGCAGACCTCCAATGTTCAGGGAAAAGGAGGTACAGGGAGCGGGCGTGTGCGTGCAGCGTCATCATCAATCCTCATCAAGGTCAAAAGGGTTAAGGCGGGCCACGGGCTCTAGCCTGTGCGGCCTGTGTGCAGGGCTTTGCAGGTTCCCGCTGTGCGCGGGAGGCATGGGAGGCGCGCAGATGCCCGGAACGGCGGGCAGGTGTACGCCAGTGGTCTGCCAGATAAACGGAGATGTCGGTGGTGTCATCCTCACACTCATCCGGCACGTGTACCGTGCGAACAGCCGGTGTGTGTGTCCTTGACAAGGGAGACGCCGTGTCGGTCTCCGGCGTTCCGGACTGCCAAGGAGGCGTCTCCACCGAATTGGTTTCATCAACGAACACGCTGTCCTCAAAATCCGGTTCTGATACGGGATTCAACCGCCCCGTTTCGTGCGTGTATAAATAATGAATCGTCTTGCCGTTGGCCTGCCCGGTGTACCTGTCTTTCAATACCCGGAACGTGGTGGTATTACGCTCGGTCTCATCAGATGCCTGGGTGTTGCGTTCAAGTCCAAACGCAAAATGCGACCAGAATCCAATCGCACGGGACCCTTTGAAGTGGCGCAGCATGACACGCCCGCCTTCCTCGTGCGGGGTTTTCTCCGGGGTCGCCAAGTGCGACACCAGATAAATACATACCCGGTAACGTTGCGCAAACTGCGAGATTTGCGCCATCGTGTCCTCAAGCAGTTTACGTTCGTCCTCACTGCCTGCTGCAAAGCTGGTGAGATTATCCAGAAAAAGGTGTTTGACACCTTCGGCGACCACCATATGCTTCATTCTGGATTCGATCACCTCCCATTCGGTGGTGCCGAAGTGGTCATATACAAACACCTGCCCCTGGTCGAGTCGGTCAAAGGCGTCGGCCAATTCGGGCTGTGTCCAGCTCCCGTCAGGGACGTGAAACCGGCGTCCGGCCACTTTCCCGGCCAGGCGTTTTGCTGTTTCCACCGGGGGCTGTTCCAGAAAGAACAAACCGATCCGTTCTTTGGTGGCCGTTGCAATGAAGGCCGCTTCCTGCATCAGCCAGTCTGTCTTGCCAATCCCTGTACCTGCACCAAAGGTATACACCTCACCATAGCGTTTGCCGAAGGTCAGGTCAGTCAGGCGCTGATCGTGCCAGGGCATGCCGATCTCGACGGGGACAAGTGCTTTCTCCTTGAGCGCCCCGAACGTGATAACGCCGTCCGGACGCTTGGTCTGCGCCGACCACATGGCCGTGGTGATGGCGTCGGCCTGCCCTTTCTGCAATAACTCGGACGGGTCTTTGGCAGGCAACTGCGCAATCTTGGCCTTGCCCGGCGTCAACAACAATGCCACCTCCTGCGCCGCTTTCTGCCCCGGCTCGTCCATGTCAAACATGAGGATGACCTCATCAAACCCTTCCACCCATTCAAGCTCCCGCTTGATCGCCTTGACTGCTCCCGATGCCCCGTTGGGGACGGACACCACCGGCCATTTCAGGCCATTGGTCTGTGCGACTGAAATACAGTCAATCTCACCCTCGGTAATCACCAACCGGCGTCCGGGCTGCCACAGGTGCTGTCCGAACAATCCGGCCTCCTTGGCATCACCAATGAATGTAAACGCCTTATGCCGATAACGCAGCTTCTGACCGACGATTTTCCCGTCACGCCGATAATTGGCGATCTGAACGGTCTTGCCCTGTTTGTCCTTGCCAATCCAGTATCCGTATTTGCGACACGCTTCCTCGGTCAATCGGCGTGTTTTGAGGCTTGTGGGTGCACCTGTGAGAAACTCGGCCATGGTGTGCTTCCTGTCGGCGTGTGGCGGCACGGTGACACCTGCCGCACGTTCGTAATGACCGCACCCGAAACAGTAAGCGCTGCCATCGGTGTAACGGGCCAGATTGTCCCGACTGCCACAGGCAGGACACGGTTCCTTATGCGAGTAATGGACATCATCGTGTTCCACGTTGCACCGCCCACAGACGTTTGCGGTACACGATACCGGCGCGGCGTTTCATCACCGAGCGCACGAGCATGGTCAAAGCGGAACGACGCAAACCGCGCAGGGCCTGTTCAAAAGCCAGGCGCATGCTGGTGGGAAATGCAACTGTATTCACGTTGATATAATCCTTCAAACAGATATGGGTGTGTGATGCGTCATATCCTTACACCGGGATAATCAGCGTCATACGCAACGGGTTTGTTGACCTTTGCAATCAAGCGCCGCAACGCCTCATATTGCTCTGGTGTAAATGTATCGGTTGATGCCTTGGAGGCGTCAACCCCTCCCAGCAAACAGACCTGCCAGGCATTGGCGTTATGCTTGCCTGCCATTACGCCGGGCTGATTCAAAGGGCGTCCGGGATGCACCGTGCCATCCGGCTCAATGACGTAGTGAACGGCAATCTTTGAATACCCCTGCAAGCGGTGATGATGCGTCAGTTGTGCCCCCGTCGTAATCTCGTCAGGGCGCGTCATGCTGGCGCAGACGTATAACGTCTCCACCGATGTAAGCGGCTTCAAACGCATGTGTAAATGTGTACCTCGGTTCTGGGTTGTTCATCTTTTGCGGCGAAGCGCTTACTGGAAAGCAGACAAACCACTTGACGATCATCCTCCCAATATTCACCTGTTTTGGTGATGGCATCCAGCGGCCCTTTGGCGTAATTGTCTACGTCGCCTTTTGGGTAGCGCGCTTTGGATGTTTTGGGTTTTTTGATGATTGACTCAACCACGACCATCAACGGTGTCGCCAAAGGAATCCCCCTTCCAGTTACGACGCTACGGTTCCTCAAATAAGCTGCGGCGCGCTGTTTCCACACCTTGTAGGTTATTCCGTAATACGTTCCCCACTTGGTCACGCGAGGACGACTGGCAGGTACAGGGTCAAAGGGAAGTACCAAAGAGGCCAGTTTTCTGGCCCCCTTGAGTGTTTCAATGATGTCCTGTGATTCAATAATCGAAGTCATCATCATCATCAGCGACCGTCGTCTTCGTCTGCGCGTAGGCTTTATCGGCATATTTGCCATCATCGTCGTCATCGTCGCCGTCGGACGGGAAACGGGGCGCGCCTGCGTTCGCAACATACCCGCCTTCTTCTTCCTCAAATCCATAATATTCAGCGCTGTGACTCCCGGCCTCCACCAGTTCAATAATCTGTACCGCGCGCAATTGCAGGGACAGATAGAATTGCCTGGACGAAGCGACATATGCGCCGAAGACCTCAAACGCGACCTTCAGCACGCTCCCTCCTCCTACAGGCGGGATGTGTTCCATCTTCTCGCCTTTGGCGTCGAAAATATCCGGGGTCATGCTGTATTCATTCCCTGTCCGTCTGGATTTTCCTTTGGAGATCATCTTGAATGTCAGCAGTCTGCGCCCGGTCTCCGCTTCCTCTGCGTCCGTTTCCTTCTTGCTGATCGGTGCCGGTTTTGCAGCCTTCGCCTGTTTTGGATTATCCCGCGCCCATTTTTCAAACGACTCGTCGCGGCGCTCCCTCAACACCTTCACAAGTTTTTTGAAATCCGGGTCCTCGGCTTCAAACGCCAGCGATACGGTGTAGACACCGTCCGGATTGAACTTGTCAGAAGGCTTGTCCAGAAAGGCCCAGACAGCCTCTGCTTTCGGGGTGATAAATACCTCTCTTTTTTTACTCATCGTCAGTGCTCTCTATGGCAGGGGAAACAGCAGGTGGGCAGTAAAAACCGGCGCGCCAGGCTTCGACGGCATCGGTCAGATCAGCCAATAACGGATTGACTCCGTGTTCGGCTTCCAACAACAATCCGGCAAGCGCCACGTATGCATCGCGCTCTCGGGGTTCCATGCGGAATGGCTTCATGGGAAGTGGGCCAGCAATTCGCGTTCGGCATACGCACGAACGGCGCTCAAGGTATTGACGTGCCGATAGCGGCAATCTCTCTCCATGCGCCCGACGACGCGCTGTATTTCCAGCGGGTCCAGTCCCAATACCGCACAGACATTCCTGTATGCACAGGCCAGCGCGATGGCTTGGGACGCCGGACTGCCCAAGTGTTGTAAGGCGTCAATGACTGCAAACGCGCCCTGTGCCGCGCTTTCGGCGGGCTGACTGTGCAACCTGTCCAGTATGCGATGGCGGATGTGTTCAGCTTGGTTCATTTTTGGTTTCTCGGGGTGTGGGGTCTCTGTATGCGTTTATTTCAGGCAAAAAAATACCGGGAATCCAGGACCAGATTCAGATCAAGTGCGCCTTTTGGGGGCAGGGGTGGGAGGGTTTCAGCGAGACCGGGCGGGAGTTGCTCCTCAAGCTGTCTGCGGAAGTCATCCAATACGTCAATCGCGTACTGATCGACGAACGCCTGCCTCAAAGCGGCTGCCAGAATCGATGTGTTTCCGGCATGGGTGCCAAATGAATCATGAATCATGGCAAAGGCGGCAATCCCGTTCGCCACGGCAAGGCTTGTGGTCAGCATCATATGGCTGGCATCACAGGAATGAACGAAATTGGGACTGATCCCAAGCGTTTGTCTGCGCCGGTCGAGTTTTAAACTTTCAACAGCAACCGTAATGCTGACTCTTTTTCCTGCGATATGCGGGCGGATGTCAATGCCTTCCAGCTTTCGATACTCCTGTAACACCGGAAAACCCGCAGGTGTCGTCCATCCGACAGGCAGATTCGCTGACGATACAACCTTTGAAACTTCCCGCAGCCAATCCATCACCGCCCGCGCTGCAATCACCACCTCGCCAATACACTCCCACAATATTTTGGTCAAATACGAGGCCAACTCCCAATCATCCAGCCCCGTCTCCTTGAGCTCGTTCAATACTTGCGAGCGCATGCCGCTTTGCGTGACGCCGTAAGGCAGCGTCATCACCGGACGCTTGACCAGCGTGCGTGTCAGCAACCCGTCCAGTCTGACGGCCTGACTGTCTCCTTCTTCTGCGCGGACTTTGATCTTCGCCTGCGCCAGATCACGGACGCGGGTATAGATGTCGGCAGGAGCGCCTTGCGGAACAAGATTGGTGGCTGCGCCTCCAACTTCATCCCGAAGCATCGCCGAAAAATTCTGCAAGCCATTACACGAACCGTCCAGTGCAATGGGCAGGTGCGAGACGTGGGCGCTACCGTTGACTTTATAGCCCATCCACTCAATACACGCGGCCAGCGCACAGAACGGGGCATCTGCATCTGCCCAGAACCTCTGACCGTCCAGCGGATCAAGTGCTGAATCCAGTATCTGTTCTTCGTGCGCGTGAACCCAGGCAATCCGTTCCTCAAACGCCACTTTGTCCACGCCAAACATGTTCGCTACGTGCACAGCCAGCCAATATGCTCCGTCTTCCCCCAAAGGCAATCCTTCAGCAAAGTGAAGAACGCCTTTGGCAATGTCATCTCCTTGTGGGTTCAACAAGGGAGGCAAGGGATACGCGCGCCCCCGAAAATCCAGATTGTAAGGAAACCAGATCGCCGGGTATTCCGCGAACTCTTCTGCCAGCTTGATCTTCTGCCCTGTGGCGACTCGCTTTGACACGCTGCGGGCGTTGGCTTCATAAATGGAAGCCCGCCTGCGCTTCCATGCGTAAAATTCAGCGCGGTGATGTGTCTTGTAATAATCCGGGTCAGTGACCAGCATGTCAGGTTGTTCAGGAAGCTCCAATAACTCACGCTCTGGCAGCCCCGCGACTCCGCCTCCCGCGTCCCACAAGATTCTCATCACGTCCAGCACCGGGCGATTGATCTTCCACGGCGTCGCCTGAATGGCATTGACTGCATCATAGACCAAAGGCATGTCGGCCTGTTCCAACTCGCGTTTGTATGCGCGATTGACGGTGCGTACCAGATCGGCACGTCTGCCAAGGTTGGACAGATAACCTCCGTCTCTCGGCGTCGTCCACGGCCTTGGAGGCACCACCATCGGCAACAACACCGGCTGAAACAGTGCGACACTCTCATGCGCCTTGTCCAGCCAATCCAGAATCTTCTGGTTGCCCTCAATCACCAGCACCTGTGCTTTTCTGCCTGCGGGCTTCGTGACAATATCCACCAGCCCGGTCGCTTCGACAAACAGCTCGATCAACTTGACTCCCACCAGCAACGCCTCCCTGTCATTCAAAATGATGCGGTGTTCCTGCGCGGCATAGGCCACATGGTGGCGCATCACCGTCATCGCGTGCCGGGGCGAGGTGGACTTTTTCAATTGCCGCTGGACGACCGTGTGCAATCCGGGGTGTTCGCGGTTCAGCATTGAAAAGTTGATTTCGTTTTCAACCTCATTGCCCAGCCCAATCGCCACACTGGACAGCTTCGGTTTGTTCATTGCCAGCGCATTCACACAGGTGACGGCGGTCAGGTAGGCCAGGACGTGAACATCCATGCCCCGGACGTACTTGAGTGCCGCGTGACGCTTGCCCGGTTTCCCGGTTTGGGCATCCGCCACAAAGCGCTGGATGGCCTGCGCGGTCACATTGATGGATTCCAGCACCAACTTATGGCCGGGACCTGTGCGGGATTCCAGTCCCTTCTCCCGTTTCCTGCCCAGAATTTTCTTGTAGCGCGTACTTCCCCGTGTGAGGCTTTCCTGTTCCAGCCGTAATTGCTCGGCGTGCAAATCGACATGCTGCTCAATTGCCATCATTCTCTCTTTGAGTTTATTTCGGACGCAACAGCAGCGCCCCGGTCAAGTCGGGCCGCGTGCTGACCTGCCGCCAATGACTGGCTGCGACAGGAAGTGTTCAAGACACTGAAAAGCGCGTCAACCGGCGCGCATCCGGATAAACCCGGATAAGGGATTGATTTCGATGCGGGTTTTGAGGGCGCGCGTCACTCCATCCGTCTCCCGCGCCGCCGAAATGTCACTCCACGCGCCATCTGAAAAATGTGCTAAGCTGTAAAGTATTGGTATCATTCAGATTCTTACCTTTCGCCATCGGTTTGTGATTCCAGATGTCGGGGGTTCGAGTCCCCTCAGCCACCCCATTCCACATTGGGATGGTTTCCAAGCATCAATCCGACTCCCCCATGTCCTCTGCCTACGGCACCGAAACGGTGCTCAGTGTCCGTCACTGGACCGAGAATTATTTCAGCTTCACCACGACCCGCGATGCCGGGCTGCGCTTTGAAAACGGTCAGTTCGTGATGATCGGCCTCAATGCGCAGCGCCCGGACGGGTCCGGCAAGCCGCTGTTGCGTGCCTATTCGATTGCCAGCGCAAACTGGGAGGAGCATCTGGAATTTTTCAGCATCAAGGTCCCCGATGGTCCGTTGACCTCGCGCCTGCAACATATCCAGCCGGGCGATACGGTT